ATACCTGTTAATAAACAAATAGTTTGCAATACGTCAATTTAAGCATACAATTGGCAACCATGAAGAAAACAGTTAAATCACAACCCCAAAAATTAGGCAGACCTACTCTTTATAAAGAGCAATATGCCCAAGAACTCATAGATTACTTTAATCAACCGGCATACTCGGAGAAAACAATTATTCTCCCCAACGGAGTAGAACGGACTGAAAGATTATCTAATCTATTCCCCACACTAACCCGATTTGCAGCCAGTAGAGGGGTCACAAGAGACACTTTACATGAATGGGCTAACGCAAAAGATGAGAACGAAAGACTTAAACATCCTGAGTTTTCCGACGCATATAAAGTTGCAAGGCAGTTACAAGAGTCTGTTTTAGTCGAAGGTGCGACTGCGGGAGTGTTTAACGCACAGTTTTCAATCTTTACCGCAAAGAACATCTTAGGATGGCGAGACAAGACCGAACAAGAAATTACCGGAGCATCTGGTGGCCCACTTCTTATGCAAGTAGCTACAGACAATGACGCTTAAGTACACCGAGAAACAACTAGAGGCAATGAAGTTGATGAGTGGGGATGCCACTTACATCATGCTTTTTGGTGGATCACGTTCAGGAAAGACTTTTACGATTGTTCGGCAGATTGTTACCAGGGCAATCAAGGCAGGAGGGTCAAGGCACACAATCCTACGTTTCAGGTTCAATCACGTTGTCAACTCAGTGGTGTACGACACTTTTCCGAAAGTAATGAAAGTCTGTTATCCAACGGTCAAATACAAGCTAGACAAGACACACTGGTTTGCCAAGTTTGACAATGGAAGTGAGATTTGGTTTGGTGGACTGGATGACAAGGAACGGACGGAGAAGATTCTAGGTATGGAGTTCTCAACGATCTACCTGAACGAATCCAGTCAGATAGCTTGGCCTTCGGTTGGGATAGCAATGACCAGGTTAGCTCAAAAAGTCAATCAACAGATCATTGTGGACAAAAAGATTGAGATGAAGCCTCTTAAGCCGAGGATGTTCTTTGACTGCAACCCGCCCGATAAGAACCATTGGACTTATAAGTTGTTTGTTCAAACGAGAGACCCAGAGACAGGGATTAATTTGTACGATCCAGAGGATTACAAGTATTTCCAGATCAACCCAAAGGACAACCAAGAGAATCTATCCGATGGGTACATCAAGACACTTGAGGGATTATCAGCAAGGCTTAGAAAACGATTTTTAGAGGGAGAGTTTACCGATGCTAACCCTAACCAGTTATTTACAGACCTTTATTTTGACCGGTGGAGAACTCAAGAGGAAGATTTACCCGAGTTTGTGCGAGTTGTCGTTGGTGTCGATCCCAGTGGAGCAGGTGATAGTGACAACGCTGACAATGACGCAATTGGCATTGTTGTAGGGGCGCTTGGAACGGATGGAAACGCATATTTACTGGAAGACTGTACGGTGAAGGCAGGGCCTGCAACTTGGGGTAAGGTTGCAACAAGCGCATTTGAAAGGCATAACGCAGACATAATAGTTGGAGAAAATAATTATGGTGGGGCGATGGTTGAAATGGTTATCCAGGCATCACGACCTCGGACTAATTACAAGTCGGTACTTGCCACAAGATCAAAGATGGTCAGGGCAGAGCCGTTTGCTCCACTATACGAACAAGGAAAGATCAGGCATGTAGGTAGGTTTGTTGATTTGGAGGAGGAACTTGGAGGATTTAGCACCAATGGTTACAATGGGTCTAAGTCACCAAATCGTGCAGATGCTTGGATTTGGGTGCTAACTGAGTTATTTCCGGCAATTTTGCGATCAAAAATTGAGAAAAAACCGCAAAACACACCGAAAAAACAATTTAATTCAAACAATTCACCTGGATATTGGATGTAATTATGGCAAATACTACCGAAGACGAAATTGTCAAAAGAGCGCAGGACAACTTTAAACACTGTTTAGACTGGGAGCAAGCGTCAAGACAAAGGTTCAGGGAGGACATGAGATTCCTTTTTGCTGACTCTGACAATCAAGACCAGTGGGAACCGGCAGTAAAAGCCAGGCGGAGGTTAAATACTCAGCCGATGATCACTATTAATAAGGTGCACACTCACTGGTTGCATGTTGTCAACAACCTAAAAGAAAATAAACCCTCCGTTTCGGTACATCCAACCAATGACGAAGCTACTTATGAGGCAGCAGAGATATTTGAGGGATTGGTAAGACACATTGAGTACATCTCCAACGCTAAGACTGCCTACGATATGGCAGCCGAGCAACAAGTTGGTGGTGGAATAGGATATTGGACGGTTACAACTGCCTACGCAGACGATTCAACCTTTGACCAAGAGATATATATTAGGGAAGTCCCTGATGCTATGTCGGTCTACCTTGATCCGCATATTAAGAAAAGGGACGGATCGGACGCTCGATTTGGGTTTATCTATGAAGATATGCCAAGGGAGGAGTTTGAGAAAAAGTACCCTGGCGAATCTGTGCCAATGGCTTATTCCGGTGGCAATCAGTCCTGGGTGACTAAAGACGTAGTTCGATTGGCTACTTATTACGAGAAAGAGACTAAAAAAGAATGGCTTTACTCTATTCCTCAAGCTGACGGTTCTTTAAAGTTTGAGAGACAGTCAGATATGAGCAAAGAGGAAATTAAGATGCTGAATGAGGCAATCCGCATGGGTGCTGACATTGAGCGCAGAAGGATCGACAAGCATGTTATCCACAAGTATTTGATCGGTGGAAACAAGGTATTGGAGAAGGGAATCTGGGCAGGAAAGTACATTCCAATCGTTCGAGTGCCTGGCGAGGAAATGACAATTGAGGGAAGATTAGACCGTAAGGGTCTGGTTCGGTACATGAAAGACGCACAAAGAGCGTACAACTACAACGCTTCTGCTGCACTTGAATATGGTGCTTTACAGTCTAAGACTCCTTACCTTGCGCCAGTTGAGGCTATTGAAGGATTGGAAAACTACTGGGCTACTGCCAACACCGAAAACCATGCTTATCTAGCGTACAACCATGCGGACGAGAATGGAAACGCAATTCCTAGACCGGAGAGGGCACAAGCTCCAATGAGCGCACCGGTTTACATGGAAGGCATGCAGACCGCTGAAAATGAGATGATGATGACCTCTGGGCAGTATCAACAAAGTTTCGGTGCTGAAGGTCAAGAATTATCTGGGGTTGCTATTGATAAGCGCAAATATCAGGGAGAGAGGGTAACTTATCACTTTCAAGATATGCAAAACATGGCTATTCAGTTCACCGGTAAGATTCTTATTGACTTAATCCCACACATTTACGACACCAAACGGACGGTTCGTATTTTGGGTGAAGACGGTGAAGAACAACAGATTATGATTGATCCTAATCTGAAGGAAGCCTTTAAGCAGATGGAACATAAGGAGGAGGCTAAAGTCTCCACTATTTTCAACCCCTCCGTTGGTACTTATGACGTAGTAGCTGAGTGCGGATCTAATTACGACACGAGAAGACAAGAGGCTTTCTCTGCAATGTCTCAAATGATCGCACAACAACCTCAATTAGCTCAGGTTATCGGTGATCTTTATATGGGATCGGCAGACTTCCCGAACGCTGACAAACTTCAGGAACGGATGAGAAACTGGATTCCTCCTGCAATTTTAGGGACTGGCCCGAGCGAGACTGAGCAAGCATTGACTGCTCAACTCCAACAGGCTCAACAAGTTATTGCTGCGCTGACTCAGCAAGTACAAGATAAATCCATTGACCAGAAGATGGAGAAACAACGCTTGGATATGGACGCATTGAATCATTTGGCGATTCGTCTGGAAAAAGAGCGTGACAGTTTAATTAGTGCTTTCAAAGCTGAGACTGAAAGGTTGAAGGCATTAATTACGGATGTGAACCCTGTGCAGATGGGTGAAATCACAAGCAAGATGGTGAGCGAGATAGAAGGCGCTGACAATCCTGCTAGAGATTTCAACCCAGACCGTATAGACCCCTCACAATATTTGCAAGCAGAAATTCCCACTATCACAGGATAAAAATGGAAACAACCGTTGACCAACCAGTAAACGAAGGAACAACTCCACAAGCTGACGCAACCAATGCCAATCAGCAAACTCCAGAGGCGAAAGCTCCTGAAGCCAAAGACAACTCCTATCACGACCTACCCGAATGGGCTAGAAAACGGATGGGTGAACTTGCAGCAGCTAAGAACTCGGCAGCCGAACAACTCGCAGCTCTCAAGGCGCAGATTCAAGTTCAGCAAGAACCTCAACAGTCCTATCAACCTCAGCAAAATGTCGAGGAATTGGCTACTCAGATCGCTAATCAGCGTCTTCAGGAGCAGACTTTCCTTAATAAGATGAATGATATTGAGAAAAGGGCAAAAGAGGAGTTTGGCCAGGATTACGACCGTTCCGTTCAAAATTTACAGTTGGCAGGGGTTGGAGGAAACGATTTTCTCCATGCTTTAGCTGAAGTTCCCAATCCTGAGAAGGTAATTACCTGGCTTGGAAAGTCTGAGAATGTGAACGATGCAATCCGAATTGCAAGTCTCAGCCCAATGCAACTGGGTATTGAGTTGACCAAGTTATCAACAAAGGCAGCCAAAGAACTCAGCAAACAAAAGTCTAGCGCCCCTGCTCCGGTGGGGGAAGTTTCCGGTGGATCGTCTGCACCGACTGGTGGTGGTGCTGAACCTCCGATGAGCGATACCGAGGCTTGGGTTGCTTGGAGAAGGCAAACTGCTAGAAAAAAGCGTTGATTAGTTGATAAGTTAAAAAAAACGCATTAGAATCGGGTACAGGCAGAAACGAGCCGTAAATCGTTGTGTTGGGCCGTTAAATGTTTGTCTCCATAGGCCAGGGGAAATTAGGAGTTTACCGAAAGGTAAGCAATTCATTTCTTTTGTTCATAAGGAGGTAGTTCAACATGACTACTAATTCTCTACTGACGATTAATCAGATCACCAACGAAGCGGTGCGTCTGTTTACTCAATCTAATGCGTTTTTACGCACTGTTAGCCGTCAATATGACGATCAATTTGCTCGTACAGGTGCAAAAATAGGTTCAGCACTCCGTATTCGTTTACCCAACGATTACACTGTTTCAACTGGCCCTGCAATTACACCTCAAGGCACTAACGAACAAAACACATCTTTGACTGTGGCAACACAAGCAAACGTACCTGTTTCGTTTGGTACTGCTGAGAAAACATTGTCTTTGGACGATTTCTCTGAGCGTATTCTTGCTCCTGCCGTTAATCGTCTCGCAGCATACGTTGCAGCCGACTTAATGAACGTAGCTTCACAATCAGCCAACATCACACCAAACTTGAGTGGTTCAACACTATCAAGCCCAAATGCGACTACATGGTTGACTGCTGGATCTGCACTTGATCAAAACTTGTCTCCAAGAATGGATCGTAAGATTATTCTTGATCCAGTTACTCAAGCTCGTACAGTGT